GGCCCCCGATGAAACTTTTGCAGACGAAATGATAGAAGAGGTTGCAGCTTTTCCAAATGGAGAGTATGATGACCTTGTAGATAGTATGACACAAGCCTTAATGAGGTACCGTCAGGGTAATTTTGTGCAGTTACCGAGTGATGATTGGGGCGAAGAGGTTGATTCTGTCAAAGTAAGAGCGTATTATTGAGGGTAAAATGGCTAAATCAGTAGTAAAAAATGCAACTAAAGAAACTATAGAGGATCTACCAGAGATCGACATATTTGATCGTTTGATGGAAACAGCGACACAGCCCGAAATCTTTGATTTAAGAGAAGAACAGTATGAGGGTATGGCACCACCTCTTTATGACGTTGACATAGGCGATATTACTTATGAAGCTCCGACAAAACTACCTATGGAATCAGAAGGCATTCGCTCTATTGGACTAGAAAGTGGAGGTAATGCTGGCATTGAGACCTTAAAACAAACAACCATACAGCTGCAAGAGACGCCGCCTGATAGAAACATGACAGTTCTGCAAAGAATGATGAAACAAGCAGGGGCCCCGGCTCAGGACCCACGGCTCTTGGCTCAAGTGTCACAAGTCTTAGGAAGAGATGTCTGAACAAACTTACAGAGACGTTCTTTCCCGATTAGAGGCAAAGGACAAAAAACCTATGACAACAGATGAGGCGTATGACGCCCTATCTTTTCTACCCGTATCAGGTGAAACCATAGCGGCTTACGAGCTACCGGGTATTTTATCTCAAGCTAAAACTTTAATGCAAGATCCGAACTACAAAAAGGCGTTGTTAGGTCTTGGCTTAGGTATATTAGGCACAGCTTCAGTTGCTCCGGGCATAGGACCTGTGGCAAGATATTCAAAAAAAGGACTTGAAGGTTTCATTCCTTATCTTGGACCAAAACCAGCAGCGGAGGGTGTAGACACTTCTGTTTTGATGGCAGGATTTGGTAAAGATCCAACCAAAGTAACTCCTGGAAAAGTTCCTGACATAGAAAAAGCAAGGGAGCTGGGACAAGAAGAGCTGTTCCCATCAGCTGTAAAAAAAGAAGATCAGAAAGAAGAATTAAGTTTTGCTACAAAAGGTGATGAAACATATAGTTTGGGGCCCGGAAGTTTGTTTAACCCGGAAACAAAACAAGGACGTAAGCTTTTGATCATATCCTGTAGTGAAACAAAATGCCCTGATGATAAGGACATGAAAGCGATAGATAGATACTTAGGTCCTGTTTTCCAAACTCTTAAAGCTCAAGGTATTCCAGAAAACGTAGATGTTGCTATTATGTCCGCGAAACACGGACTTATTAGAGCAAACACCCCATTAAAAAACTACAATGAGAAAATGACAAAAGCAAAAGCTCAATCATTTAAAAACGACCCTGATCAATTAAACAGGATTAGAAATACCATGATGGGGTACGACAAGGTTATTGTGCAGGGCGGGGAAGACTATAAGGACGTTCTAAGAACAGCTGCTGGAGATCTGAAGATTAATGAGATACCGGGTGGCAGGGGCATAGGCGATCAACGACAATTTGTTATGGACGCCATTGATCCTTTTAGAAAAATTAAAACACCTGTGTATCATTTCTCAAAAAATACAGACCCAGGTTTTACAGAGTTTGATTTAGAGAAATTATCATGGTTTGATCTTGGGGTTCATGTAGGCTCTACTCCAAAAGCGGCACAAGATAGATATCTAGATGAGGTTTTTGGGGCTGGTGCACGTTTAAAAATTAGAAATAAAATGAAAGATTTAAATGTAGACAGGGACAAAGCGATTAATACTATGCTTAGATCTGGTGAATTAGAAGTTCCAGATGTTAAGGGTAATGTTGGGTATGACAAATTTGGCAAGCCTATACCTAGAAAAACATTAGGCGGCTCCATACCTTTAAAAGCTGATTTAAGTAAACCTCTTCTAAATCCTGATACAAAAAAACCTTTTACGGAAAGTCAATTGATGGACTTTCAGGCTAAAAAGTATAGTGAGTTTAAAGGTGAAACTTTTACAGCAGATGATATTTTATCTGAGGACCCTAGGGTAGATATTAAAGATGTTGAAAAGTTTATGAGAAAATTAACAAAAGATCTTGCTGAAGAGGGGTTTACACATATACCTTATTTAAATGCTGTTGAGGATACAAAAAACCTCTCTTACATTATGCTGGTAGACAGACCTAAAGGTAAAGCTAAAGTTTTACAAAGCCCGTTTGCAAAAAAGGATGAAGCAGCTTTTGACGATCCAGACTTTATGAAAGCAGAAGGAGGCGTAATTGGAATGAAAGACAAGGCCATCAACATGAACCGCGGCCCACGGGGCATAGGGCCTTTTGCACAGTATCTTGAAACTGGAGGTGAGGTTAAGCCAGAAAGAAATATATTTGAAGAGCAAGCTCCAAAAATAGTCCCTGCCAAGACAGAGGCAGAGGCTCTATCAGAACTTGCTGACCAGGAAATGGGTTTAGAATTAATTAACAGAGTAGGCTCCGATCCACTGGCTTATAAAATGATGCAAGCTGGTTTAAGAGATAATAGAACATTGTCTGATTTTTTAACAATATATCCAACAGTGACGGACGACATGACCGAAAAACAAAGAAAGGATGCTTTAACAGAACAGATAAGAGGCCTCGGACTTGCTCAAGGTATGTATTTTCCTTTAGATAATATGGTAGTAGTAGCCCCAATGAATGTAGCAGATGATTATTTTCAAAGTCCTACTGACATGATAATTATGCACGAAATTTTGCACAAGGGAGCAGAGACTTTAAAAAAAGATCCTAACGTAAATATAAAATCTTTAAGAGAAAAATTAGACACAGATGACTATGCAAACATAGGGGATGAAACAAAACCGGGTCGTGCTGAACATAGATACATTCAAGCTATAGTTAACAAAGCTTATGTAGATAATATGCTTACACAGTCTTCAATTTACGCTAACAGAGCTATTAATGAGGCTCAAAAAATTTTAAATGATCCAAAATCTGATGATTTTAAAAAAGAGCTTGCAGAAGATGCGATAAAATTTGAATCTAAATATGTAGAGAGAAATCAAAAGAGAGCTTTATTAAAAGAAATTAGACGATCTACAGACCTCTACATGGAGCAATCAGGTAAAAATAAATTTAAACAAGAAATGAATAAAATGTATCCCGACAGAGGTTTATTTAATGAAGATGCAGAGGATGTAGAAAATAATTTTACACTAAAAGAATTAAAACAAATATTTAATTTACTTAACACTACGATGTTGGACCAACCAGGCACTAAAGAATTTGCTTTAGAAATGTCAAAGTCAGCTCCAGCTGGTGCATCAATTAAAGGTTATTCAGATCTTTTTCCTACTCAGTTTGCAGATCCAACCAAACCTTATTTCAACGAGCGAAGAAAAAGAACATATGACTTAGAAGGAATTGAGGACCCAAGCTATATTCAAGTCATGAGTGCAAGAAGTAAATATTTAGAAAAAATGAGAAAAGATAGGGAAAAACAAAATAAGGCTAAAGGCGGCGTGGTTGAAATGAAAGATAAAGCTGTTAATATGTACAGAGGTACACAAGGTATTGAACCTTTTATCAAATATATGGTATAGTCCTCGGAAGGAGACTTAGATGGCAGATAAACCAAGCATGGTGGACAAAGTTCCAACTCAACTCGATGAAGAAGAACTTAAAGCTGAAATGGATGTTGAAATACCTGAGGGTATGGATATTAACGAAATACCAGACAATGTAGAGATTGTGGAAGAAGAAGACGGCAGTGTAATCGTTGATTTTGACCCTCGTGAAAATAAGGGTATGGACGGTGACTTTTATGCTAATTTAGCAGAAGATATGTCCGATGAAGAGCTTGGCCGTTTGTCAGGTGAGTTAACATCAGAATTTGAAGAAAACAAAAGCAGTAGACAGGAGTGGGAAGATGCCTTTGCCAATGGTCTTGAATTACTTGGGTTTAGCTACGAAGAAAGATCGCAACCCTTTAGGGGTGCCAGCGGAGTTACGCACCCATTACTTGCAGAGTCCGCTACACAGTTCCAAGCACAAGCTTTCAATGAGCTCCTTCCACCGGGCGGTCCAGTTAGAACTCTTGTCATGGGAACAAGCACACCAGACAAAGAAGATCAAGCTCAACGTGTTAAAGAATTTATGAATTACTACATAACTTCGGTTATGGAAGAATATACGCCTGAGTTTGACCAGATGTTGTTCTATTTGCCACTTGCAGGATCAACATTTAAAAAAGTTTACTATGATGAGAACTTAGATAGAGCTGTCAGTAAGTTTATACCGGCTGAAGATTTAGTTGTACCCTACAGCACATCTGATCTTGAGACCTGTCCTAATATTACTCATGTTGTCAAAATGAGCTTAAATGATCTTAGAAAGAGACAATTATCAGGTTTTTACAGAGATATACCTGTCATACCAGCACAAGGCGAAACTTCCTCTGTTAAAGAGGAGTTAGAGCGTATAGACGGTATGTATCCATCTAATGTCGATTATGATTGTACTTTACTTGAGTGTCATGTGGACTTAGACCTTGAAGGGTTCGAAGAAGAGAATGACGAGGGCGAAGCAACAGGGATCAAGGTACCTTATGTTGTAACGATTTCTCAGGACAACGGTCAGGTTTTATCTATACGCAGGAATTATAAGGAAGACGATAGTAAAAAGAAAAAGATACAATACTTTGTACATTATAAGTTTTTACCGGGGTTCGGGTTTTACGGACTAGGGTTAATACATACCATAGGCGGACTATCAAGAACAGCTACAGCTGCACTTAGACAGTTGATCGATGCAGGGACACTATCGAACTTACCAGCGGGATTTAAGGCCCGCGGCCTACGGATCAGGGATGATGACGAGCCGTTACAGCCGGGTGAGTTTAGAGACGTCGATGCACCGGGCGGAGATATCAAAGCTAGTCTTATGTCTTTACCGTTCAAGGGTCCAGACCAGACATTGATGGCACTTTTAGGCTTTGTAGTTGACGCTGGACGGCGATTCGCAACGATTACAGACATGAAAGTAGGCGATGGTAATCAACAGGCGGCGGTCGGTACTACGATTGCTATGTTAGAACAAGGCTCACGGGTCATGTCAGCTGTGCACAAAAGATTGCATTATGCCATGAGATTAGAATTTAAACTGCTTGCTAATGTTATGTCTGAGTTTCTACCAGACAGTTATCCTTACACGATTGCAGGCGTGGACAGTTCAGTAAAGTCAGAGGACTTTGATGAGAGAGTAGATGTGCTACCTGTATCTAATCCTAACATCTTTTCGCAAGCTCAAAGGATAGCATTGGCACAGACCAAGATGCAGATGGCTACGGCAGCACCTGAAATGCACAATATGTACGAAGTGTTTAGAGATATGTATGAAGCGTTGGGTGTAAGAGATATTGACAGAATACTGAAAAGAACACCTGAGCCAGAAGCTGTGCCGAAAGATCCTGCTTCAGAAAACATAGATGCTTTAGATATGCTACCTTTGGTGGCTTTTGAGGGTCAGGAGCATGAAGCTCATATCATGTCTCACATGGTTTTTGGTTCAACGCCCCTTGTAGCAGGCACACCGCAGATTGCAGTATCTTTACAGAAGCATATTATGGATCATGTGAGAATAAGTGCCAGAGAAAAAGCAGCTGTGGAGATGATACAAAGCAGTGGTGGTCAGGCATTGTCAGAAGAGCAGATGCTCGATGTGGAAGCAAGAACAGCACAATATGTTGCAGAGGGAATGACGTCTTTAAAACAATTAAGTGCACAACTATCAGCACCAGGACCTGATCCGTTAGTACAATTAAAGGAGAAGGAACTTCAAGTCAGAGCACAAGCCGAAGAGAACGACGCACAGATTGATAGAGCTAAACTAGGCCTTGAGCAACAGAAGGTACAGCAAAGAGACGCACAGTTTGATAAGCGACTTGATAGTCAGGAAAGACAGACTGCTGCTAGAATTAATGCAGCTGAAAGGCGTGAAATGATGAAACAACAAAAAGGAGGTCAGTAATGGCAAAAGATCAAAAATCAGAATCAGAATTAAGAAAAGAATTTTTTGATGGTCCAGCTTCAGATATTATGAGTTTTGAACAGTTTTTAATGCAGCAAGGCCGCGGTTTCTCT